CCCAGCATCACCGCCCCACAAAGCCCACGCAATGCGCCCATTTGACGGGTAGCCATCTTCACCTTGGCTAAATCCTTCAGCCTGTTTATCGACTTCATGGCGGCTGAAAAACGAATACATCCGCTTGACTGTATCATCTGACAGGTTCTTGCCATTCACGATGTCACGCGCACGGGCAATGCCCACTTCAGTGCCGCCACGCCCGTATTCCTTGCGCCAATCAAGCCCACGTTGGGCTTCTGTCACCATTCCGCTAGTCGGCTTGTGGGACATCTTCACCCTCCGCTGGTACAGGCAGTTTATCACCGAATGGTTGATAAGCCATATTCAGGCCATATTCATCCGCTGTTTCCTTATCACGCTGGATTTGCGCAAATGTATCTTCAGCATCGCGGCCATAATTCGCGGCAATGTCAGAATGGCTAATTATGCCGTTCTGTAGCCCAACAACCGCTGCATTCATTTCCTTCAGTGGATCAACCCATTGGAAGCCGCGACCCCGCCAAGTCACATCTTGTGTGAACTTGAACATCTTTGTCTCGCCGGTGATAGGGATGTAACCAAAGCTAGTCACGTTCTCCAACCACATGCGATACAACGGATCAAGGAAGTGATCTATCATAAAGCGGTGCAATGTTTTGTAGAAGTCACGTTCTTCAAGCGCACCTTGGCGAATTGATGAATAGCTTGTGCCTTCCAAGTCGTTGGCTAGTGACGTGTAACTAACGCCCAAACCACCAGCTATCCCGCGAAGTATGGACTTTTCAAAGTCAGCAAATGCGCTTGTCGGGTGGGAGGGGTCAAACGCCTTGAAATCAACTCCGGCGGGTAGCTGGTGGAATGAACCTGCTTCCGCATCGTAGATGGGAACTGTGTTATCGGCATCGTCAAAACCGTCTGCCGTAAATCCATCACCCGCTGGTGAAGTAAAGAAGCCCATTTTTGCGGCACCTGTACGGGCTGCAATTAGTTCAGCTTCACGATAACCGTGCAACATCTTCAGCGAAGTAATCGCCGCTGATGACCAAGGAACGCCGCGCGTCTGGCCAGCACGATCTGGTTTATAGATGTGCATCATTTCTGATGCTGGAATGACTTCATATTTGCGTTCATTCGCCGGCAACATGTAATCATAGTCGCCTTTATGGTAAGTAAGAACATGATAGGCCGTTGGGCGGCGGGTTTTCTTGTCCAACTCAACGCCCATGCGAATTGAATTGCCATTTGGTGCTAATTCGTTCTTTTCTTCGTCAACGCGGTCTGGTTCGATCACCTGAACCGCAATCCCGTGTCGCAAATAGTTGCCTTTTACGACCTGAAGGAACACTTCGCCATCACGGGCCAATCCAGTGATAATATGATTGCACAAATCAACCATAGACATCTTTCCATCTACAGTTGGGCCACCCATACGGCTAAATTCGCGCCATGCGCCTTCAATGATATTATTTCCGGCACGATCAAGGCTATTATCAGGGTTTCTGCCGCGAACTTGCACGTTAAACCCGTTTTCGCCTACGACATTGACCCTAAGAAGCTGAAGATAACGACGGAAATATTCATTATTTCGCTCCAAATCTCGACTGCGATTACGAATATCCCGTAAAGCCCACCGAATTTCACTGTCGGCACTTCGGTTTGATCCGACGAAATCCGCGAATAATCGGCCTTTTGCGGCGGCTGCATAGTTGCGCTTTGACGGTTTGGCCTTATTAGACCGCCGAAATATGTCCATAATGCCCATTAGCTAAACCTAACTTTTACCGTGTTTGCGCTTGCTTTGCCGCGTTTTATCAATTCTTCGCGCTGATGCTGTAAGACTTCGCGTTTATACCGATCCCGCGCCACCATAAGTTCATCAAACGACATTTTGGTTAGGGAACGGCCAGCAATCGAATAAGAACCAACGTCACTGTCGGCTTTACCTTCCAAGATGGTTTCAATCTTGGCCAACATAATGTCAGCATGTGTTCTTGGGTCAGATTGATTAACATCTAGGTCTGGGATGGCCTCAAATTCACCGCGTTCAACTACAATCCGATTTCCAGATGCCGTTTCTGTAATTTCTAGCTGCCAGTGATAACGCCCAACGGCAAAATCGGCTGATGTTGTGCTATCAACGGTGAATAAATAATATCCATCCGTTTCCGTTGCAGCTAATTTTATTTCATTAGACCCGCCGCCAGTTATACGCGCAACATACTCAGCCGAATGTGTTGCCGTTGGATAATCTTCGGCAATATTTACCTTTTTCCATTGGATAAAATCCCCGACAACGATCTGTGTTGGTTCGCCTTCGGGTGCGTTTGCTGCATCAAATAAATTCGCCATATTTTACCTATACCCGTGAACGAACGAATTGCGGCGGGGCATGGAAGGCCGCCGAACGTGCTTTGGTTGTGCCGATTGTACACTATTTTGTGCCTTTTTTGCAATCGCTTCCATATTTATGTTCAAAAGTGCCAATGCAGCGGTTGCATATACGCGGCAATCAAGTGCTTCGTTGCGTGTTCTGATCTTCACCCATTCACGTCTTGGCCGACCCTTAAAGTACCGAACAACCTTCTTTTCAGCCGTCAACATGCGGAAATATTCTTCTGATCTGTCGCTTGGGAAATGACAGTAGCCATCCATTTCATCTGTTACCTTCAATCGCGCATAGACCAGTTCTTTAGCCGTATCTGTACCAACTGGAAATAGGTTGATTTTGCCTATGTTGTTCTTCGATGGCCGTCCTATAATTGGTTTTCCTTCACCGCCAACACCCTTGATAGCAAAAACACGCTTTCCAGCACGGTTCTTGACGTAATTATACACCGCTTGCGTAAAGTGGCCACCACTATCAATGCAAGTCGCACGAATGGCCATTTCGCCGCGTTCTGGATGCGTAAATGTTTGGCTTAGTGCCTGATCGAAGTCCATCCAAAGCTGCGCAGTCGATGGATCGCCGTATATTTCACGGTATTCTAGCGAATAACTAGCCTCAGTGCGCGTCCATCCAACGAATTCATAGGCAATACGGTCATCTTGAACGTCTGCACCGCAAGTAATTAGCAGAACATCATCAGGCAACTGATAGCCCCAATCTGTACGCCGTGCAATCAGATCATATTCATCAATGCCTTCGCCTTGTTCTTCGAAGGTTTCGCCAAGGAATGTATTAACCCAAGTCTTCAGCCTCATAGGGTCTTTTTTTGCCTTTAGAAATTCATCAACTGCGTCAAATATACTAACCCAAGGGGAATAAAGTGCAGATATATGAAAACCGGCCACACCCTTGAATTCCTTACTGCCGCGCCATTCGCCTAATGATACAGCTTTATGTCGTTGAGCATCCGTCCATGCCGCACCACATTCTTCGCAGTAGTAAGCTGCTTCTTCTGGCTTATCCGCTTCCCACTGTACATTTCGCCATTCAAGGGTCTGCTTTTCGTCGCAATGAGGGCAAGGAACATAAAACCTACGCTTGTCAGTTTCTTCATATGCAGCTTCAATCCTTGACGCGCCTTTTTCTGTTGGTGTGCTTACCAAAACAATCTTTCTGTTCCAGAAAGTCAAAGCACGTTTCGACGCAAGAGCAATCGGATCACCTTCTTCACCCGCTGATAAGGGGTAACGGTCAACTTCGTCACACAGAACAATTCTAATCGGCCTTGATGCTAACCCCGCCGGACTGTTCGCCCCAACCATAGAAAGTGCGCCAGCCGGAAATGTCTTATGAAGTGTTGTGTTCCCACTGTCTCTTGCTCTTGGGTCTTTTACCTTGCCCTTTAAACTAGGTGTTGTCGCAAGTAGGCCAGATGTAATCCTGTCTTTTGAAAAGGATTGCGCCATTTCAACAGTTGGTTGCATCATCAATATAGGGGATGGGTCATATTCTATATGGTAGCCAATGATATTTAATAATGCCTCAGATTTCCCCAACTGCGCACCAGCCATTACGACAACTTGCTTGATAGCTGGGTCAGAACATGCATCCATGATCCCACGCTGATATTCAGCCCGTGATGTGCGCCATCGACCCGCTTCCGAACTACTTTGCGAACTTAGCCGTCTTTTTTGGTCTGCCCACTGGCTTACGGTTAGCTTTGGCGGTGGCTTCAGTATCTCCATCCCCTTCTTCAGACTTTGCGACAATAATTGACGCGCCTGTTGGGTCTGAAAGTGGGTCATAAGTTGAGAGTTCATCAAGGCATTCCTTTATTTCATCCTCTATTCGCGATTGAACTATTGATGCATCATCTTCTGATGCCAATGCTGGCCCAACTTTAGCTGGTATCGCTAGGAGTTTGGCCTTCATTGCCGCAAGAACATCTTCCCACGCTTTTACTACATCTGCAACTATAGCTAAATCATTTCTAATTTTTGCCAGTTCTAGTTCCGCAATTTCCGCTTCTGCCGCGACCTTCCGCGTCCTAGCTTCATCGTATGATAAATATGACCCTTGCTCAGTCATGCGAACCCAATCTTTTTTTTTACCTTGCTAAATTCTTCTAAGGTGCGCGTTTGCTTCGAAGAATTACATGAAAGACACATGATAGTAATATTTGATAATGTATGACCGCCGCCGCGCGATAATGGTACATCATGGTCAATGGTTTTATTTGCTGGAGTGACAGGGTAATCTTGCGTCATCCTTACACCACAATGATCGCAATAATCTGCTTCCCGAAGCATTTTACTTAGAATTTGCACCGTAACAGTTCCATCATCCGTTTCTTTTATCTGCTCCAATCTTTCAGGCTTATCGGTGATGATTTTATATTTAGCGGCCTGACAGCATTTACAATAAGGACGCTTATTATCCCTGCCATTCCCGCCATCCGTAAATTCATCAAATGGAAGCCTTAGACCGCATTCAAAGCAAGTCTTCATCTGCTCTTTAATGTCTATTTCTATTTGATCCCAAGTTCGCCTGTTACTGCAACAAAATGGAAGATATGCCTTTTGACGGCCATTGTAGAATTCTTTCCGTGGCTTTTCTGATTTGCAGATTGTACAAGTCTGAATTTCATTCAGCCATCTTTGCCTTCGTTCTTTCGCCTCTTTGCTTTTCTTAATGCTACTTGGACTTTTGTAACCCGACCCT